TCATTATCAAATGATTGAAAAGGATCTTCAAAATGTGCACCACCAGCTATGAAACTATCAGTACCACCCGCTATCTTTACCTTATTAGCCAAAGACATTGAAGCTTGTGTTGCAGATATTCCAATACCAGAAGCTACGCTTGTTGATTCTATTGAGCCAGACTTTATTGTAAATCCACCAATATCACCACCAGCTGCTGTAACATTACCTGACATTGATACATTACCACTAGCATCTATATCGAAGTTGTCTGATGCTACTATTAATTTACTTCCATCATACTTTATATGATTACCACTAGCACCTGCAAAAAATCTTGGCGTTCCACTATTATATTCTAATTGGATTCCTGTATTTCCAAAGGTAGCATCGTTAATTGAAATTGCTTTGTCACTCGCATCTAATTTTATGTTACTGCCATTTTGAAGTGCTGTGTTATTTATTGTCCATCCGGCTATAATATTTTGTGTTTCTGATAATTCAAATAATGTATTACCATTGTCTTTGAATCCTTTTATTCCATATATACCACTTGATATTTGACCAAAAGCAACTTTTACATTATCTCTCGTAGCCGTGCCAGGTGAAAATGAATCTTTACCAACAGCACCGTGAACAGTAATAACTTGTGCTTCAGAATCTATTATTATACCATCGATGTCTTGACCTGCTGAGCTTGATATTACATTATTACCAATTTCCCAACCACCAGCTTTTAAAACATCATCCACATAAGAAAAGTGTGCACCTACATAAAATACAGGATTTGTTGAAGCACTAACAAAAAATAATCCGTCTGTTGGTGTACCAGTTGCTGTGGTGGCTCCAGTTCCGAGTGCGATTGAAGCGTTATTACCATTTATATCCGCTACAGTTCCACTACTTAATCTGCCAGGTATTAATTCCCAACCAGCTAATCTAGCTTTATTTGCTGTTATTAATACTGAAGCACTCTCAGCATTAATACTTGAAGTTACAACACCTGTTCCACTAAATACAGCAAATCCATAAGGATTTTCAACTGTTCCATCGTGTATTGGTAATTTACCTAATACTAATTTTGGTTGTGCATGATCTATACTACCAGTCCAAATTGCTAGTGATTGACTAAAAGCACTAAGAGCCACACTACCATTAGCATTGTCACTCTTTATTGTTCCTGGAATCAAATCCCAACCAGCAATCATATTTTGACCTTCGCCCAATTCAACTAACAAATCACTGTCAGCAGTACCACCGCCATCAGCAAATATTTTCATTCCATAAGTTGTTCCACCATCTACCTCACCTAAGTAAATTCTATCATTAGTACCATCAGTAATTGTAATTCGTTCAGTACCAGCATCTATAGTAATAGTATCACCAGAACTACTTATAGCAGTTGCTCCTATTCCCCAACCACCGATATTACCTGTTTTAGCATTTATAGCACCCTCTAAGTAAACAGAACCTGATGCCCATAATCCAAAATTACTATTATCTCCAGAATCTCCGTCTTTATCTAAACTACCAAATCTAGGAGAAGTTATTCCAGCTAAATTACCAAGCCTCACTACAGCAGAACCACTATTTGAGTTTACATCTATAAAAGGGCTATTAGGTGAAGAAGCATCAATAGCTACTGTACCACCATTTATTCTGGCAGCCGTTGAACCAACATTTATATTATCTAAATCTCCTATTACATTATTAACATTATATGTATCAAAATCTCCACTTGTAGATTTACTTCCATTTATTTGAAATTGTACAGCATTTATATTTCCAGCATCATTCGCATCTTTGAAAAGCAATATATCATCATTAGAAAAAGTAGCAGATTTAGTATTATCAAATGTAACAGTACCACCACTTTGAGAAGAGCCTGACACAACACCACTATCTGATACAAATAGAATACCATTAGTTGCTTTGACAATATCTTTTTGGAATATATGTGTTCTTAAAGTATTTCTTACTACTATATTATCTACCTCTAACAATGTTCCATTGGAAGCATTATCTTGTATTCTAAATCCATCACCAGTTATACCTGATATAAAAGTTGAAGTTCCTAAAGTTTTTGTGTCAGCAAATGTAACATCACCAGTTACGGCTAATGTACTTCCATCAAAAGTAAGATTAGCTTCAGCGTTCATAGCGTCTGTACCAGTAGCAGTTACAACCCTATTGTTTGAACCATTTGTCATAAAGTCTGAGACATCTACTGAAATTGCATCTGCGGCAACATCAATTCCTGTTCCAGCACCTACTGCGAGAGTTCTATTAGCTGCTATAGTTCCACCGCCTGTTAAACCATCGCCTGATATAACCGATACTGCTGAGTGGTCAATGTGTTCATTAGCAACAAATCCACTTAAATTGTCGTGTACGATTTCACCATCTGTAGTTGTTATTTCATTAGCGTTAGCAGTTATACCTGTTCCGCCAACTACATTTATTGTTCTATTTGCAGCTATTGTTCCACCGCCTGTTAATCCAGCCCCAGCTACTACGCTTACTGAACTATGGTCGATGTGTTCATTTGATACAAATCCACTTAAATCATCGTGAACAATCTCACCATCTGTGGTTGTTATTTCATTAGCACCGACAGTTATACCTGTTCCACCTATAACATTTAAAACTGAGTTGGTGGCAGTCATACCAGCACCAGCTAATAATGTAGCTACATCAGCAAATGCTTCCTTTTTAAGTGTACCAGTTGCCCCACCATCTAAAAATAATACATAATCCCCATTTGCTAAAGTTTCTTCACCAGCCTCAGACAAATCAACATCTATCTGATTTGCTTGGACATCTACAAAATTACCAGCTATAGCATTTACTGTAATCGAACCACCTAATGTAACACTACCACCGCCAGTTAATCCTGTTCCTGCAGTTACTGTCACAGCATCTTCTGCTAATCGACTAATTGGTATTTCATCATTATCAATTTCAGCAACTATTGCTGCGGCTAATTCATCTGATATACCACTAGCTTCAAGCCTACCAAACGAGCCAGTTGAAGCAGCTGAACCACTTATTATATCACCAGTTAAATTTAATAATTCTTTGTTGTTTACATCGAAGTGAATCTCATTTACTGTTTCAAAGTCTATCTGAGTTTGAGAATCTTCACCTATAACCAAATCAGCTTTATAAATAGATTCTATTGTAGTTTGAGCTGCTGTAATAGCAATATCATTTGCGTTTGCAGTAATTCCATCACCACCCACAACGTTAATAGTTCTGTTAGCCGCTATAGTACCGCCACCTGTTAAACCAGCACCTGCTGTGACTGATACACTACTATGGTCTATATGCTCATTTGCTACGAACCCACTTAAATCATCGTGTACTATTTCAGAATCGTTTGTTGCTATGTCATTTGCGTTTGCAGTAATACCAGTTCCACCAACCACATTAAAAGTTCTATCGGAAGCTAATGTTCCACCGCCAGTTAAACCTGCACCAGCAGTCAATGTTCTACCTTGTAATGTGTCTACATTACCTTCTTCGGTTGTGACTCTACTAGCCAATGAGGATGATAAAGCAGTAGAAGAACCAGTGACATTTGAGGCTAATGTGGAATCCGAAAAATCGACATTGAAAGTTCTACTAGCTGCTATAGTACCACCACCACTTAAACCAGTACCAGCAGTCAATGTTACTCCACTATGGTCTATGTGTTCGTTTGCTACAAATCCACTTAGATTATCGTGAACAATCTCACCATCTGTAGTTGTTATTTCATTGGCGTTAGCAGTTATACCTGTTCCACCAACAACATTTATAGTTCTGTTAGCTGCGATTGTTCCACCGCCGGTTAATCCGGCACCTGCTATAACACTTACTGAACTATGGTCTATATGTTCATTTGATACAAATCCACTTAAATTATCGTGAACGATCGCTGAATCATCAGTTGTAACCTCATTAGCTCCTACACTAATACCAGTTCCAGCTATAACATTTAATACCGAATTGGTAGCCGTCATACCAGCTCCAGCTAATAGTGTAGCTACATCAGCAAATGCTTCCTTTTTCAAAGTACCAGTAGCACCGCCATCTAAGAAAAGAACATAATCACCATTTGCTAGTGTTTCTTCACCAGCTTCTGATAAATCTACATCTATCTGATTTGCTTGAACATCTACAAAATTTCCAGCTATAGCATTGACTGTGATTGAGCCACCTAATGTTACAGCACCACCACCAGTCAAACCTGTTCCAGCAGTAACAGTAACTGCATCCTCTGCTAACTTAGCTATTGGGATTTCGTCATCATCTATTTCAGCAACTATCGCTGCGGCTAATCCATCTGATATACCACTAGCTTCAATTCTACCAAATGAGCCTGTAGAAGCAGCTGAACCGCTTACTATATCGCCTGTCAAGTTTAATAATTCTTTATTGTTTACATCAAAATGTATTTCATTTACTGTTTCAAAGTCAATTTTAGTTTGAGCATCTTCTCCAACTACTAAGTCTGCTTTATATATGGATTCTATTGTAGTCTGAGCCGCTGTAATTGCTATATCATTGGCGTTTGCAGTTATACCATCACCACCAACTACATTTATTGTTCTATTTGCAGCTATAGTTCCACCACCAGTCAAACCAGCACCAGCCGTAACTGATACAGATGAATGGTCTATATGTTCATTAGCAACGAATCCACTTAAATCATCGTGTACTATTTCAGAATCGTTTGTTGCTATGTCGTTTGCGTTTGCCGTAATACCAGTACCACCAACTACATTGAAAGTTCTATCAGAAGCTAATGTTCCACCGCCTGTTAAACCAGCCCCAGCAGTTAATGTCCTACCTTGTAATGTATCTACATTACCTTCTTCGGTTGTTACTCTAGTAGCTAATGATGATGAAACAGCAGTGAACGAACCACTAATATTTGAGGCTAATGTCGAATCTGAAAAGTCTACTGCTAAATTTTCTGAACCTTCATCTTTAAGTCCAGTCCCTGCAAAGTCACTAACATCTACTCCTATATTTTCTGAACCAAGGTCTTGTAAACCATCTCCTACAAAATCACTTACATCTACATTTAATGTTACTGAACCACCTAATGTTACAGAACCACCAGTTTTTAAACCATCACCAGCAGTTATTGTTACAGCATCCTCTGCTAGTTTTGCTATCGGAATTTCATCATCATCAATTTCTGCTACAATCGCTGCGGCTAATACATCCGATATACCGCTAGCTTCTATTCTTCCAAATGAACCAGTCGAAGCAGCTGAACCACTTACTATGTCGCCAGTTAAATTTAATAATTCTTTATTGTTTACATCGAAGTGTATTTCGTTTACTGTTTCAAAATCTATTTTAGTTTGAGCATCTTCACCTATAACCAAATCAGCTTTATAAATGGATTCAATAGTTGTCTGAGCTGCTGTGATTGCGACATCATTTGCGTTTGCTGTAATACCATCACCACCCACAACATTAATAGTTCTATTTGCAGCTATAGTTCCACCGCCTGTTAATCCAGCCCCAGCTACTACACTTACTGAACTATGGTCTATATGTTCATTAGCAACGAATCCACTTAAATCATCGTGAACAATCTCACCATCGGTTGTAGTAATGTCATTAGCATTGACAGTTATTCCAGTTCCACCTACAACATTTAATGTAACTCCACCAGAATTACCACCGCCTGTTAAACCAGCACCAGCAGTTACTCCTGTAATATCACCGACTGAATCTTCCAATCTATCCGATATTGAAGCAGAAAAATCTGCTAAATTAGGTACACTTAAACCAGCAACATTAACTGCGCCAAACGAACCTGTAGAAGCAGCTGAACCACTTATTATAGCACCAGTTAAATTAAGAAGTTCTGTATTGTTTACATCAAAGTGTATTTCGTTTACTGTTTCAAAATCTATCTGAGTTTGAGAATCTTCACCAATAGCTAAATCAGCTTTGTAAATTGATTCAATAGTTGTTTGAGCTGCTGTAATGGCAATATCATTGGCATTAGCAGTAATACCATCTCCACCAATAACGTTCAAAGTTCTATTAGCTGCTATAGTTCCACCACCAGTCAATCCAGTACCAGCTACAACTGATACAGATGAGTGGTCTATGTGTTCATTAGCAACAAATCCACTTAAATCATCGTGAACAATCTCACCATCCGTAGTTGTTATGTCATTTGCGTTTACTGTAATACCAGTACCGCCAACTACGTTGAAAGTTCTATCAGCAGCTAATGTTCCACCGCCTGTTAAACCAGCACCAGCAGTTAAAGTTAATGATTGAAAAGAACCACTAATATCATCACCAGCATCAGAACCAAATGATGAGTTCCAAACACCATTGGATATTGTTGTACCATCTATTGCACTATTTATTGTACTTCCTGCTATGATATGTACGTGATTTCCTTTAGCAAACTCTCCAACATTTCCATCACTAGCAGTAGTTCCTATCGCTTCAGGATCGGCTGTGTAAGCCTGTAAGGCTGGAGCACCTAATGTTCCAGCAACTTGACTATCGTTTGTAAAACTTTCTCTATTTATAGCAGTTCCAAAATTAGCTACTCCACTACCGCCCCTAATCTCAATACCAGCTCCAGTCATTTTAATAAAACTATCTTCTGAGTTGTATATTAATAAACCTTGTGGTGTTAATTCTACTTTTCTCGTATTACTACGGACAGAAAAATTATCAAATGTTATTTCAGTTTCAGGATTCTCTGCAGTTGCACTTCCAGCTACTGTTTTGGTAAATGTTTTCTTACCTAAACCTGTATTTACAGTTCCTTTATTACCTGCAAAAAGTGGTTTTTCTACAGTAAAACCAGTGTCGTCATTAATACTTCCTGTTAATACAAGCTTTATATAAACGGCAGCTTCTGGTAATTCAGCCGAAGCACCAAAACTATTGTATTGCCCACTTCCTAAAAAGTATTCACCATAACCATTTGAAGCAGTATATTCATTTTCAGGTAAAAATGGAATCCAACCATTAGCACCTGAAGCGCTGTATTCTCCTCTGAAATATTGTGGGCCTAATGCTCTATCTTTTCCAATTTTATTGAATGATGAACTATACCTAGCAACCGAACTAAAACTTATAGTATCACCAGCAGCAAAAGATTCCGTCATAATGTTTTCTAATAGGTACTGATTGCTTCCTGTATAATTGACTGCGCCGGTTGGTACAACAATATCTAAAGTATTGTCTCCACTTACTGCTTGGTCGTCACCTGAGTAACCACTTCTATCGGTTAAGGAAACAAAAACAGCATCGGTTGTAGAGAAAGACCAACTGGTAATATTAGAACCAGACCTTACATTTCTACCAGCTGCTATTGTTTGATCTTCAAAACTTTTATTTCCTATATATTGTTGTCCGCCGCCTATTGTTTGAAATGAACCTGATTTTATAGATACTCTTTCAACACCAAGATTATCTTTTACATTTAATCCATGTGTAATACTACTCAATTCAACTGTTTCTTCTTCGTTTATAAGTTTATCAGATTCTATATTAAATCCACCAATTTTTCCACCGCTAAATAAAACTTGTGAGCCTGTAATTTCTCCAGTACTTTTTAGTATTAATTTATCGTTTGATGAGTTTATTTGAGTTGAGTCTATTTCAAATCCACCAATCTTTCCACCACTAAATAAAACAGATGAGCCTGTTACATCGCCGTTTTCTTTGACATTAAATTTTGAAGTACTAATAAACATATATTCATCTAATGGCAACCCACCTGTTTTTGGACTTCCGCTTATAAAAATATTAGAACTATGAAATGAATGGCTGTCTGTTGTAAATCCACCAATCAAACCTGCGCTAGCAGTAATTGTACCAATGAATGTAGCACCGCTTGCTATAAGAATTCCGTCTTTATCTACTGTAAAGTTTGGGCCAAACTTAACATAAGCATTATCAGGATTTTCTCCTGTTGGTGAGAAGTCTATGTAGTATTCATCCTTTAAAGCTAAATTAGATTCACCAGAATCAGTTCCGGGACCTTGGTCTGTTTTAAATATTGTAGAGTTGTCTGCGTTTAAAGTAATATTACTACCGCTTATCTGACCATCTATTATTTGAAAATCACCAATATTACCACCTTGAGCAGTTATAATACCACTCATAGTGACATCACCCTCAGGCGTTAAGTGAAAATTAGAAGAACTTATTTCTACATTTCCGCTAGAACCACTTATAAATTGAGTTGTAGTTTTTCCTACAAAAAATGAATCGGCTATTACTTCAAATAAAGATGGTTCGGTTCTAAACTTTAATGAACCGCTTTCTCCAACTAATTCTAAACCCACTCCTTTATAATCTTCTCCACTATCTGGCAGTACAGAACCACTATAAATCATAAATCCATAAGAGCCTGATTGAGCCGATGCTGATACGAATCCTTGATAGCCTATAGAGCGAATAAATCCAGAGCCAGTAGCACCATCTTTTCCTGTTTCAGGTAGCTTTGAATCTACACCACCAAAGTGTATACCACTTCCAGTAGTGTCTCCACCTAAGAACATATCACCACTTTGAATATTATCATTACCGCTTATTACTATGTTAGCACCAGTAAATACAGAGCCAGTTGTGAAAGCAATCTCATCTGCGATATTATTATTTATATCATAAAACTCTGTTAGGAATTCTAAAGTCTCAGGTCTTTTGTGTTGTAGTGAAGCAGGAAGTTCCTGTTTAAATTGAATAAATGATGGTGAGAATCCCGTGTCGGATGATGGTCTAACAGAAACATCTGCTATATTCCACTTTCCCGATATAACTCTAAACTGAACAGTTGCATCTCCAGTCAAATCAGAATTAAAATTGTGAGTTACTGTTTTAAAATCTTTTACTTTATCTTCATCTTTAGTTACTTCTAAAGAGCCCATTCTTTTACCATAGGCAGAAGTTTCTTTTACTTTTTCATTTGATATTTCATCAGAATACAAATCTATTGCTTGTTTCATAGAAGAGCCTGAAACATATAATAACATTAGAGCTCTACTATCTGTTCCAACTTCACCCACAGCTTTAAAAGATAATGTGTAATCTATACCATCTGTTAAATCAAATTTATAATCTTCTTTTAATTGAAATTTTATTTGGTCTGTAAAATTTGATAAACTTCCTGATAGCATAACCGAATCCAACATCGTGTCATTATCAAAGGAAGCAGTAGTTGTTGCTGTTGGGCCTGACAAACCATTGGAACTACCCGATACTACCCAATATTTGTTTTTATCTCCTTCTGAAATAAAGTAACCTGTTCTTTCTCCGATTCCTACAGAAGCGTTATTGATTAAAAGTTCAGGTGATTCTAATGGAACTTCAGCTAATAATTTGAAATCATCAAAAGCGCCTTCAGCTCTCACATAAACTTTTGCTTTAAATACATCACCTGAGAAAGTTCTCATATCACCTAATCTAATATCAGCATAAGAAACTATATTTTGTAAACTATATGAAGCGCTTGGCTCTACTTCGTAAAATATTTGAGCATTTGCTTGTAAAGGCAATACTATGTATTCACCATCTCTATTTTGTTTTGTAAAAGGTGTACTTACAAATGCTGTTTGGCTATTTGCCAATTCTACAATAGATGCTGTATAATGTGTTGGGAAGTTTTTATCTAATGTATCAGTTACTATTTGAAAAGAAACATCCCCCTCTCTCAATCCAACTTCTTCTAAAGCTGCTCCATTATAAAGAGAAGAAGTAATATCAGAAAATAAAATCTCACCACCTATTTGTTTAGTATCAAATTTATGATCTCCACCTCTAATTGTAAAACTATATGGATATTCAATAGGAGAGTTTCTTCTCTTTATTCTTTTAGATCTTTTAAATCTACTATCACCTCTCACACTTTGTTTTTTAGAAGATTGTTTGTTTAATTCTTTAAAGGCTTTATCACCCTTTTCATCACCTTTTGGTGGGCCTTCTCTTTTTACATCTCTTTTTTCTTTTATCCCAGCACCCTTTGCTAGAAGTTCATCTTCTCTACTTACAAATGGTCTAAATTCAAATCCTGATGCTGGCCTTCCTTCAATTTGAAATATGGATGATGATGCTATAGGCGAACCTGCTTCTCTTTCTAATGTACCGAATCTTTGTTCTATAGCTCTTACTTGTGGGGAAGCATAAAATTTTATAGGTTGGATATTTATTTCTGCTGGGTTTATAATAACTTCACGAGTAAGTCTTATATTATATGCACCTTCAAACTCTTTCGGAACAGGTCTTACTGCACTAAATTGACCAGGACTTTCAGGTAAAAATTCTAATTCACCTACTATTATTAATGTTGCAATTCCAGCTGCTGTATCGTCATATACTTCAACTGATATAGTTCTAGAAGTTCCTTCTAAATAATTTTGTACAGGTTCTGAATAAATGCTCTGGCCTTTAGAATCTACAAAATCAATTTGTAATTCTGTTCCCTCTTTAAGATAAGGAGAAACCTCTATAAGAAAAGAGCTCTTTCCTTGAGGTAAACTTTGCGGCATATCAGTAATGGTTATGAATCTAGAGGTTTCTCTATCATCTACCAACACATCTATATTTTCAAGTCCGAGTAATTTATTGAATCGTTTGACAGCAGCCATTAAAAATTCCTATTTATTGGTTGTTAATAAATATCATTATTTAAAAATTTTAATATTTATTATATACACAAAGTATGGAGAATATCGGTATGAAAAAGAAATATTCATTTACTATAGAAGAGAACCTAATGGAATGGTTTAGACTGCATGTTAAGGAAGAAAGCACTACGATGAGCGCTGTCCTGAATCAATACGTGCTTAGTTTAAAGAGAGGTCATAGTAAACCTAAAAATATACTATACCCTAATCAAATAAAACGTTAGAAAACTTATCCTCTTTCTTTATTTCCAATAAAGTATCTACAGCATCTCTCATAGAATCTATATGTGAAACAATCATTGTAAATTGAAACTGAGTTTTAAGATACTGAAATAGATTATAAACAGAGTTTAGATTATCAGAATCCATAGTTCCCCAACCTTCATCGATTGCTAAGAAGTTAGCTGCTGGTAGATTAGATACATTTATCAATCCTACACGCATAGCTAATGAGGATATAAATCTTTCCATTCCACTACTCAACTCAAGAGGCCAAACATTATCATTGTCGTATGCAATATGACAATTAATGTTCTTGCCATCCATCTCTAATATCATAGAGAAGTCCACTATTTGAGCTAGTATATCATTGACAGCACCTTCAATAGTTGGAAGAGCTTTAGAAATAAGTTCATAAGGTATACCATCACGTTTGATAGCATCTAAGTAATACTGATATGCTGCGTATTTACCTTCTAACTGTTCTACCTTTTTAATATTATCTAATATAGTTTTACGATTGGTTTCTAATACTTTAACTTCACCATTTACAGATTGTAGTTTAGTATCTAAATGTTCTATTTCTATTTCTAAATTATCAGATTTATTTTGTGCTAAATCTATATCATTTAGTAAACCTTTATTGTAAATAATATCTTTTTCTTGTTCGTGATACAGATTAATTTTATCTTCTATAATAGCTAATTGGCTTATTAGATTTTTTCTTTTTTCTGTATTTAGTTTTTTCTCACTATCCAATTTACTTATGTTAGAAGTAAGTAAACTCAAGCTTTGTATAGAACCATCCATCTGTTCTTTGTGTGCAGTAATATGAGATAATCCATTTATGATACTTTCTAAAGTATCAGATTGTTTTACAAAAGTATCAGCTAACATTTTATCATCGTTTAGTTTTTTCTTTGTTTCCATAGCATCTAATGTAAAAGGATTTTTCATACAAAAATCACAATCAGGATCGTACTCTAAATTACCAAGCTTATCAATTTTGTCTAATTTGTTTTTGACTTCTATTTTTAATTTATCAATCTCAATTTGATTATTGTTTTTTTCTAATTTATATTGTTCTAATTGAGCAAATTTTTTATCTATTTTATTTTCTTTGTATATCTTTATTTTCTCATTTAGTTCAGTTTCTTCTACAGAATATCGTTGAGCTGATGTAACAATCTCACCAACTCTATCATCAACTTTATTTAATGTTTCTGTTAATATAATTTTACGTTCTTCTAATTCGGATATATCTAAAGCAGAATTATCAACTTTTTTAAGTTTTTTAGTAGTACTAATAATCTTCTTATCTTCACGTTTTTTATTAGCAATCATTTCTTTTTTAGAAGAAGTCAGCTCTCTTGATTCTTTTCTAAAATGAATTAGACTTTCTTTTATATCAGCTAAGTCTGTATCATAGTTATTGTTTTTAAAAGATTTAAGAAGAGAAGATACATCATAGATTTCATCACTAGCCAATTTCCAAAGTTCATCAAATACACCAATACCCATAAATTGTGCAAGTAAGTCTTTTCTTTCTTTTTGTGTCTTATCGATAAAAACAGTAGAGTTAGTCTGTAGAGAAAGTGCTGTCATTACAAAGTCATCATAAGTACCAATTAACCTACGAATATTTACATCTGTAGTTCTTCTTTGGTCACCATTCATAGAAAGTTTTTCATTAGCATCATCATAAGTATAAAACTCTACGTTTACTTTAACATGACCATTTGATTGTTTTTTAGCATCTCTTTCTATAAAGTATTCCACACCCTCAACTTCTAAAGTAGCTTTACACTTAAACCAATCTTTCTTATTGTTAAGAACATTAATTGCTTTATAAGCTCTTGAAGATCTATCAAATAAACAGAATGAAAGAGCATCTAATAAGGAAGATTTACCTTGAGCATTTGGTGCAAACAATCCAACAATACCATTCAGTTTTGTGAAGTCTACAACATTACCTTCACCATAAGAAAACATATTATCAAACTCTAATTTTTTAACTCGCCAGTTTACACCTCTATTTACATTATCTTCGGGCAATCTACCATTCAACTCTTCGTTTATCTTTTTAATATCTATTAAGGTTTCATCATCTATAAAGTGATTTGATTTTAGATATTCTTCTATTAAGTTATATTGATAATCAGTTTCCCTTACATTTCCAACTGCTATGTGTTGTCCTCTTACTTTTTCAGTAGAATATATAGAATCAGTTTTAGTAACTGTTACTTCTTTAATTCCATATTTACTATGAATTAAGCTCATAGCTTTTTTTAATTCTGATGGTTTTGTGTTGGAAACCCTAACTCTTAGTCTAGCCTTTTGAGGTATGTCTGGACAATCAGGTACTTTACCACCATCTATGTTTATAGTATAATAGCCGTAGTCATTTGGTATTTCTATGTACTCAGATTTTCTCTTAGGAACATCCCACAATAAATAACCATGACTTAATCCTTCTCCGTGATTCTGTTGTACCAATGAACCACAATAAGAAATGGTTTCTTCTTTATTGAGATGCTGTCTTTTGTGGATGTCACCAAGCAATCCCAAATCATAACCTTTAAATTTAGCAATCTTTACATCCGATGGAAGAAAGAATCCTAAATCCGTTTCTGACTTATCTACTGTTCCGTGAAAGAGAACTATCTTTGTTTCACCATCAAAATCCTTAGCCTCAATATAGTCATCTTCTTTTTCCCATACATCCCATACAACAAATTTTACATCAGCACATTTGTATACACCACTATCTTTTAGGTAATGTAAATCTGAATGCTTTAGGTTGTTTACAATAGGAGAAAGAACATCCATCCTCGATCTATTATTTAAGTTACAGTCGTGATTGCCGGCAATTATAATTGTTGGGCAGATGTCTGCAAGATTCTTAAATAAGCGAGAGAGTTCATCAACTAATTCAGGTGACATTTCGGTTTTTGAGTGTGCTATATCACCACCGATATAGACTACGGCATTATCTTTATGTTTTTTTACCTGTTCGTAAGTGCGTTCAAATACTTCTTCGTATTCTTTATGTCTTTTTAGATTACGAATCTGTATATCTGAAATATGGTGTATGTGCTTTAATTTACGAAATGGTACTTTTACAACATTTTCTTTAATCAAGTATTATCCTTTATGAATTTTTTGACTTCATTAATTTTATCATTTGGTACTATAATATCCCAAGAAGTTTCTTCGGAGAGACTTCCACTTTCATAATAAATAGTAGTTAAATCTTCCAAATCAAATTTTATTTTTACCCTTTCTAATAGCTCGATGTCTGTAAAATGAACTTTCCATTCTTCGTCATTAAATTTCCATATATTTTCGTTTTTTGCCATTTAGCTTCATCCTCATTAAATCATAAAAAGAAGTCTGTTTAGTTTGTTTAATAAGATTAATTATCTTTTTAAATCCCATATCAGAAGGATCTTCTTCTTTGAGATTAACAAAATAAACATCGATGCCATTTCTCATTAAATCATCTGTTATTTTTAAAGAATCTTTAATAGCATCACTATCTAATAATATATATATCTGTTTAACCTTTTTTTCGTAGATTTTCATCTTTAATTTTTTTGGTATAGTTTTACCAAATAACGGTATAGCATTTCTTCTAATAGCCATAGCATCAAATGAACCCTCACATAGTACAATAGGTTCATCCCAATTAATAAATAAATCAAATCCAATAACATCTTTGGATACAGGTGGATTTTTATATTTCATTCCTCCGCTGTAAATATCTCTACCGACAAAATAATTAAGTTCGCCATCACTATTATATGATGGTATTATAATTCTATTACTATAGACACCCTCTTCACAATATCCAACATTGTAACGAATCACATCACCCATTGTAATTCCACGTTTTTTTAAGTAATTCATAGAGTGTCTTTTTATTATACTATCTTTACTTTTCCACAGGGGTTTAAATTCTTTTGGTAATCTTACAACATTTTCCTTGACTTTCTCACGATTTGATGATAGTGATTGGCGTGGTTTTCCAACGATGTCCGCCAGTTCATTGAATTGTTCTCTGCTGGCTTTTAACTTTTTAAATAACTGAAATAGATTGTGACCACCTTGATTGGAAATCCAACAATGCCATTTCTGAGTTTTTGTGTTTATTTGTAGTTTTGGTTTATGGTGCTGTACAAATGGAGACCAATACATATATTCATTAGCCTTACTTAAAAGCTTACCATTGTTTCCTATTACTCTATTTAGAAGATTTATTATTTTCATTAATTAACTCTATAAATTTATCTATATTAATGACAGCATATGTCTTAGTTCTGTTTCTTTTAAATATCAAAACAGGATCGTAATCACCACTATTTGTTTCTGCTTGTTCTAATGATGACCAAATATTTAAAGCTTCTTGATTCTTACATTCAAATGAATAAGGGATTAGTTTTCGAGCCGCTGGAGATAATTTAATATCTTCTCCTGATTCTCCCATAATAGCAGATTTAATATCATCAGGCTCTAACTGATTAAATGTTTCTAATAAAAGATCTCTTACATTGTTTTGAAGTCTTTTACCTTTATTCTTAGCACTTCTTGATTTCATAGTTGATACTTGTTACTTGTTACTTGTTATACTTGTACTTGTTACTTGTTAATTATTAATATCTAATTTAAGGATTATAAAAACAAGGCAGAAAGATTTAATTAAAAAACCTATTCAGAATTTTTTATAACCAAATTAAATACTAGTATTAATATCGACAGTAATATATATAAGATTAAAATCTTTTATTCAAATATTTTTTCACTTCTTTTTGAGCCCACCTTTCAGCTCTCTCTTCCCATTTATTATCATCATGAGGATCTAATCCATCATAAGCAGCCATAGTTCCTGCCTGTGTATATTTTTTAATATATTTTCTGACTCCTAACTGTTTTGCATCCAGTGCATGTTTTATTTCGTGTAGTACAGTTATTAAGAACTCTTTTACTGAACTGTAAGATGGTCTAAGCGTCACAGTATCAGTTTCAGGAATATATTCTCCATAGTTTTTTCCACTACCTATTTTCACTTTAGATTTCAGTTTGTATTTCTTAATCATTTTTTCTGCAGTATCTAAGTAATCTATTCTTTCTACCAATAAGTAACCCATAGCCTTTTTATAAAAAGAAGCCATACTTTTATTTTTCTTCTTAAATTCATCAGTATCTTTTAAGAAAGCAGCATATCCCTTTGGGCCTGGTGATTTAGTTGTGGTGTTAGATTCTTCTAATTCTTCTGTGTTTTGTGGATTAAAGTCTCTATCAATAACCCAATCTTCCCACTTTTCAAAATGTGCTTCAAAGTCTTTATCTATTTGATTGACATAAGCAGTTTTTATTACAGCATAATCTTCTTCTTCACCTTCACCATAAATATAATCAGCTTTAGGAAAGTCTATTTGAGTATAACCGCCCCTTTCATACCAACGTTCAGGTTTGCCTGTGAGTGTACCCAATTTTCTTTCTTTATTTCCTCTGATAAAACCTGTATCCGGTTCCCCTTCATCCCCAACATAACCAACATTGGAAGTAACTTCCATCATTTTCTTAAATTTACCCATTATACATCAAACCTTACTTGAATGCCAATTAACAATTCTTTATCATTTTTTACAGGAGCAGATAATTGCCCTACTGCTAGTAATTCATTAAAGTCATTATACAAACCAATCTTTGTAATATAAGGTGTAAATAGAGAATGTGTTGTAAAATTTTCATACTCAGTTGCTTGTTGGTAATAGTGTTTATAAGAGCCCGATTGAGCTGCTGCATGACCAGGTGGAAATAGCCTCCAGCTTTCCGAACCTGAAACATTTATACTACCACTCCTATCTGTAGTCACCGATATATTTGTAGAGGCATTATATTCATTTTCACCAACCATACAAGTATAAGAATGTTCCCTTATTGTAATTTGTGATTTGTATTTTAACTCATAACCATTTGCTGCGCTTCCAGTTCCAATAGCGTTGTATTGAGAAGTTTCTGCAGAGCCTGTGTTTGTAAAAACCAATACTCCCTCATCATAAAATACATTTCCAACAAAACTACCAGTTTTATCAATACTAGCAGTAAATTGACTAGCAGCAAATCTCGCAAAGCTTGAAGAAAAATCATTATCATATAGATTTCCATCCCCATCATCTACGATTGTCAAAGTTTCAGGACCGCTGTCATCTTTTAATTCTATTGATTTTGGTTTTATTCTTTCACCAAATAAACTTTGTGGTACAGATATTACTGTAGCGGTAGAATTTAATTCTTTATATTGTTTACCATTACTAGCCCCAAAGTTATTAAACTCATTATCAGAATCTTTGTAATATCTATGATTTAACATAAACCAACTTGGTATTGCATAAAAGCTAGCAGTTATTGGATTGCTTCCGAAATGAGAAACAGTAGCAGTTGATGGAATAAAATTATGTAGGCTTGAACTAATTGCAGCAAAACCATAAACTCCACTACCACTATCGGTGTTAGTAACAGAAAACTCTTTATAAGCCTTAAAAGGTGTTATATTGATGTCTCTTGGGTCGAGTCTTTTAAACATGACCTATATCTCCCAAGCTTAGAAGTCTAATTTAACTTTAATTATAGCTTCTCTCGAATAAGATTTCATCAGCGGTTTACTTAATTTAGCAATTGCTAATAGTTCATTATCGTCATTATATAATCCAACTTGCGTTATAAAAGTTTTTGGATTTTTATAAAAAGTTGGTACAGTAAATTTACCATTTGAACCAGAAGTAAATGTTGGATTTGAACTAAAGTTAAATTCCTTATTAGGTACTCTGCAAAAATAATGTTGTGAAGTAATTACCTCTTCTCTTCTTGCCTGAAAATACTGACCACCTTCAATCTTTGAAAAGAATTTTCTATTATTTCCACCTTCTGAATTAGAAGCAACGGAAGCAGATAAAGAAGCAGAAGTTTGTCCAGCCAAAACAGGTCCATTAAAAATCAACATACCAGTATCAGGATAAAATAATCCAAAACCACCACCATCTTGCGCTGTAGCCGGTGTTTTTATTGTAGCCTGTCCACTTGATATTGAACCACTTACAATATTAAATACCCTACCACCTTGATTTACAGTTGGATTTGTTGTAGCACCACTGTCATCAATCAATTTTAATATTTCAGGTCCAGATCCACCACCACTACCACTTAGGTGTAGTTCCCAATTGCCTGGATCCATCTTCTCACGAAGCTGCTGTCTAGTAATTGATATAGAATAAATATAAGGTGGTGTAGTATGAGCTCCGCCTGAGTCTGCAAAGGTAAATCTTGACTCATTTGGCCCTAAAAGAACATTAGATAATTGTCTATATACAGTAGCTGATTCTCTATTACCATCAACTCCTGGTGCACCAGCACTACCACTACCTTCAACGTGTCCAAAAGCAACTGAAAACTGCTGTGTAGCAGTAGTATCAGTTGTAGGATTTTTATCCCAAGCATCTATATAGTAAGACCCATATGAAACTTCTGATGCAGAAGAACTAAAAAATGAGGTTAGTGTTCCCGCACCATCTGCCCACATTCCAGAAGATACAGTATCTTTGACATTTGTTACAATGTCGCTAGATAGCGGACTATCTGGTTCTTGAATATTAAAATCTTTATATACTGACATTTGTTACTCCTTATATTATCCTGCTGCTCCGCCGCCTGTTAAACTATTTAAGGTTACTTGATTCGTAATTGTTATAGATGTTGTAGCACCTGTATCATTACCTATAATTGTTAGTGAAGTAGCTCTTACTGCATTTTGTGGAAGAATTCCAAGCTTAACTGTTTGTGCAACAAGTGTTTTACTATTTGGTGCGTCATCGTCACCTAAGAAAAATGGTGTGGTTGCACCAACACCAGCGCCAGCTGCTATCGCTACATTCATTGAACATACAGATTGATTATGTAAAATAAATGTGTACGATGTATCATTTACATTAGCAGTATTTACTACAATTGTAGGCTGTGGTTGATTTATTCCACCCGCCGCACTGAAAGTAACTGAGCCTGGTGTAACGTTTATTACCGGCATTCTAATTGTATTTTTAGGGAGCGTCACTAGCTTATATCTCATAACGTGATTTTCATCAGGTATTGCTTCTAAAAGTGGCATATTTTCTATTACTTTTCCATAATAGTCACTCCCATTTGGATGAGTTACATCCCATAAATTGTAATCTACTTCGTCATCAGCTAATGCAAACTTAGTAATATTAAAAGCATCAGTTCCTTGTGCTAATAATTCACGTCCTTTTTTTGTTAATATAGCATCTACTGTTACATTAGTGTTGTTTAAAAATCCCATAATGAACTCCTAATTATAAATTTAAATATTTGGTATGAATGTGATTCATATATAAATATCATTTGTTTAAGTTTTTATTACTTTTTCTTTTTTTTCTTTGTTTTCTTTTTTACTCTAATTCTCTTTTGCTTTGTTCCTTTACCTTTAGATCCTGGACTTGAACTTTCAAACTTTGCTTCATCTGCTATTCTTTCTCTTTTTGCCTTTTTAATCTCTCTCATAATATCAGCATCTGTTATTGGTCTAATAACAGTACCACGTCTTAATTTAGCTAATCCTTTAAGACCTCTTAATTTTTTATTTTTCATTCTTCTTGGCTTACCTTCAATCTTAGGTTCTTCTAAAAGTTCATCCTCTGTAATTATAACTGGATCAAACTTATCTTTTTCATCCTCTACTTCTTTAAATTTAGATACTATACCTTCTCCTGTTGTTAATGTAGAGTCACTATCTTTAGTAGTTACTAATTTAGATGGAGCAGTTATAATTACTTCAATTGGTAAACCACCATCTAATGTAGTTTTTTTCGTATTCTTAACCCCAGCGTAATTTCTATTGAACAGAGCAGTAGCTTGTTCTACTTGATTATCTAAATCTACATTAAAAAGAGATGACGAATAAGCTTTAAACAATGAAGCACTTAATGAAGAAGAATAATGTGGCATAATTTGTTGGTTTCTACCATATATTCTAGATCCAGATATTACAGGTTGAAATACTTCATCATAATGAATGTCACCCAATACGATAGATGCTGATGAGTAGTAATTATCTCTAGTTGCACCTTCGTTTTTGTTTAATCTCTGCCACATACTTCTTTCTATAAAATGGTCTCCAATAGAAGCTGTAGCTTCAAAGGTTAAATACTCACCGCTTGAAGATACGATAGAAGATCCTGTTTCGTAACTGTATATATCTATCCTACCATCATAAGCACTGTAATCTGATATTCTGGCACCTGAGTTGTATGAGCCTGTTACAATAATCAATCCATCAACTACATTTCCTATATCTATAGAAGAACTAAAAAATCTATCTTCAGCTGATGGTTTTTTAGATGCTACAACTTTTGGTCTTTCAAATATGTTTGGTTCTATCATCAAACCAATATCTGCTTTTGCTCTAGCAGGAATCATCTTTCTTAATTGTGGGTACAATGATTGATCATAATATTTTATCAATCTCATATAATCCCAAAAGTTAAGTGATTTAGAAGTATATTTTTTCCAATAAAGATCAGATACTCTTTCTAAACCTCTATAAGAATTTTTAAATTGGTCTCTAGGATCTCCTAAATAACTATTAAAGTCTAAATTACCTACAGAGTCTATTATATCTCTATTTATAGCATCAGTTGGTGCGAAGAAAATACCAACCTTATTAGAATCTAAAGGAGCATTATCATATGCAGGTGAAGTTGCTCTTTTCTTTCTTTGTAAAATCTCTCCACTATTTATTGGATTTTCTTCAATTCTTACTTTATTGGTGGTTCTTCTAAGTGCCCCTATACTCGGTATGAAAGATTTTTGTTCATCTACCACACTCCTAAAAAAGTTTCCTGTAAAGCCACTATGTGAGCCTGACAATGTTTGGGTTTGATTTGAACTAACATCTCTAATACCCTCTGTGTCGGATGTTAAATCTTTATTATCATCAAATGAATATCTTAATACTAAATTATTATAAGAAGATGATACACTATTACCATCATAAGCTTTTGGATTTGCTATATGATTTTTAAATGAACCAGTATTTAATGTTTCTGTCCAATGTCTGTACTCCATAATTGAACCTGTAAGTGGCGCACCAATAAAACCATCTTTGCTCGAACTAAAATTAGTCTCACCACCGATATAAATATCACCATCGGATGAAAAATTTTCATTATTATCACCACTGCTGCCTGTTATAAGCATAGTTGTACTACTAAATAAATTTATCTTACTTCTACTACTATCATATTTACCAACATTTAATTCGTATGATTGTGATATGTGTTCACTATTACTTCCAGATTGTCTAGCCAACATAACAGAATAAAAATCACCATCATATACAGGAAAAGAAGTAGATTCTATTTCATCATACCCACCAGATCCTGACAACATAAATGCTACAGAACCATAATTGTCCACAGAACCATTGTCTTTTAATCTTAATATAAAATCATTGTCCTTATTTACTAAAATTTGATTTGAACTACTAACTGCCCTAAATCTAAATTCAATAGTATCTGGCTTTCTGCCTGAATCTGTATCATCAGCCCAAGCAACTGTTACATATTGTTCTCCTTTAAAATCTAAAGCCTTTGTAAACTTTCTTGTTATTTCAAATTGTGGGGATGCACTATCAGGTAAATTTGGTCCACCATATTCTTTAACTCTTAAAATAGTTGATGGAATACCATAAACATTTATTAATCCTTTCAAAGCTCTAACAGTACCCTTATTCTTTAAGAAGAAAGGCATGTTGTTTATTATACGACTCCAAATTTCTCTTGATATATCACGCTCAGATGTAGCTGAATAATCAGAGTAAGCAGAACCTGTTACTTCTTTACCTAAAGCATATCTTGGCAAATCAACTAAATCTTTTCCATCATCCAAATTCCAACCCAAAGAACGACCTACAGAATATATTAAATCTTTTGAAATACCTTCAGTTAAACTTTCTCTTCTGTCAAATGTGTCTGTAATTCCGTTTATATAAACCCATATTCCATCAAAGTGTTGTCCAATCATATCTATGAATTTCAAATAAACATCATTTTCAATATTTTCAATTATGTGTTGTGGAAGTAAGTTACTTAATTTGCTTGTGTTTTCATCATCAAAAAGAGAGCCAGAACTTATTGCTTTGTTAAACCAAGTTACACCATTACTAGAAGTTGTGGTTTCTAAAACATAAGGACTATTTAAAGTTCCTCCACCACTAGCTTTAGGCCATGCATTATCGTAAGAAATTCCCAATGAAGCACTGCTATAAGAAGAACTCTGATAGTACATATATTTTTCAAATTGGTCAAAGTTATTTTTTACTTCCAATACACCAAGTTCAGCAGCATTTTGAGCAGCTGATGAACCACTAATTCCTACAAAAGAAGAACTTACTGTATTATAATCTTCTATTTGTTGTAATTTAAGTCTAAAGTTTCTTACTCTTTTTTCAACTGAACTAAATTTAATAAAATTTTCATATCTGCCGTGGTCTATATTTAGTTCAACACTATCCATACTCTGACTTAAAAATTCATTTTTTAATTCAGTTGATATTGTTACATCATCTGTTAATATATCATTTTCATTTTTAAAATCTGTTTTTCTAACTCTTATAGGGCTTTCCACATTAGCTAAATCAGGTGATTTTAAAACCAACTTCCCTTCTTCAGCTGGAATAAAATCTAATAATTTTACTTTCTCTGCTATAGGTTCAGCCATTTCCTTAACAACAATACATTCATCAAATTCAGAAAATGATTCTGGCAAAGGTTCATATAATTTATAAATGACAGCGTGAGGATGATTTGAAACATTTAACTTGTCTTGTTTAAAATTAGTTGTTAAAAATAACTGATTATCAAATTTAAGATAAGTTCGTAAATCCAATGGGTTTAAATTTAAGTAAGTAACTCTAAAGTTTGAAAATCCTTGAGTAGGTGGGTTAGCTACATCATAAACTTCCGTATCAGCATCATCATCTTCTACTCCTATATCAATAGCATTTTGTTTATAAGTTTTATCTAAAGTAACAAATAAACCATCAGACGACACTTCTGTTATTTGAGCAGTAAATGGTCTATATACTTCTTGAGTTACAGATTGGTCTACTAATGTAAAATCCATATAAAGGTTGTCTACCCAAGTTATACCAAACTCTTGATTTCCACCACCTCTAATATGTCCAAAGAAATATATGTACCAATCCTGGTCTAATATCCAATCATTTGGAATTAAGATTTCTACATCTTTAGTTTCCCATTTACCAGCAGCGTCTGTTGGAATAAATTCATATTGATGTGAATAACTATATCTTGGTGGTAAAACAACATTTTCTTTCCATAGTGCATCTAAACCATCCCATACCCACAATGAACCTGCACTTAAAGTTCCATCTTTAGTTGGGTTTTCGTCAAATGTATATATAGCACTACCATTATCATAAATCGGTTCTGATATTTCTAAAACTTCACCATCAGAGTTTTGAATACCATAGTTCTCTGCGCTTGGATTTCTAACCCCAAAAGATATATCGATTCCCTCTGAACGAACCTCTCCCGCACCATAAAAGTATTCATTGACTGGAAACCTTTCAGAAACTCCATCTGATTCATCTTCTTTTAAGTTAATCCACTGTCCACCATTTCCTGCAGTTACACCAGTAATTCCACTATAATTAGAAAAGTGACCATTTGTATGTCCATTTGAAAACCAAACATCAAAATAATTTCCATCTACTCCTGCAAAATTATTACTAAAAGAACCTGCAGCTCCATTAGAATCTTCTTCAAACCAACCATCTTGATTGGTAGTAAATATATCCCCATCACCATCATGCGTTTTCCACGCTTTATTTGTACCCTTAACACAAGCCCAATGATGCCAAGTATTACCGCTTCTTTGTTTTCCGGAGAAAGCCCATTCCATTTCTCCACCGGCAGTATTGACAATATCATTAAAGGCACCATCTAAATCTTTTAAATAGAAGAAATCTACAAATTCATTCTCACCGATTTCAGCCATAAATACTTTATTTGAATCTACATTCCCACGACCATCTGTATAAAATAAAACAAAGAAGTTGTCTCTGTTGTGATCGTTATTTGTAGCTTTTGTTCTTGTTATACTTTGTATTCTACCGTGTTCAAATATATCGTTATAGATTGTGTGTGTTTTAATTTCATTTCCATCTTCATCTGTCTTAGATATTGTTTGACTGTGTAACTGAGGAAACATAGTGTCAATTGTGGTTAAACCAATCTTTTCTTTATTTGTAGTATATCCAACATCACCAACAACCCAAACTAAATCATTCTTTATTAAAATAACAGCATTATTATTTACAAGTGATGATGGTACACCACAAACAGAAGTCATTTTAGTATCTTCACCATCTAATGTTGTACCTGTTTGCCATCCTCTATTTTCACCAGGATAAATATCTCTTTTAAATTTTGCTACTCCTTGCCCTTCTAATTGATAAGGATGTGAATTAACTGCTTCTGGATATTCTAATGGATTTACTGTACCAGCTGGTGCTGATGGATATGGATTTGAATAATCAGGATTTACTGTCCAAGCAGTGCCATCCCATATCCATTCTTCTCCATCACTTATAGTTCCAGCTTTAGAATATTCAGATCCTACTAAATTTGGACTCCATGTATAAATAGGATTTTGCCCACCAGTGACAGAAGTTATTTTCCAAGCACCTTGGCCCTGTATCATATCCCCATCATCAGTAGTATCGCCTACAGCGCCATCATAGAAAGTTATATCATAAACAGATAATATGGTAGTCTGTTTACTTGGAGGCTGTTGTTCTACATTATTTGCATTCGCTGAGGTATTTGCTGTAAAACCTTCTGGTTCATCCGGCACCGGTTCTGTTGGCGGAGGATCATTTGGGTTAAAATATCCTGTTGGTGGTGAGGTTGGAATATCTTCTGATATTAATTCGTTGGGATAGTATAATGATATTAGAATACCTCTTCCCGCAACAGT